GTCGCACCCGGCGCGGGTCATGGCTTCGTATGCCGTGGCGCGCGTGCAGGGGATGCCGCCAAAGCTGATCACTTCCAGCATCATGCGCGCTGCAAGATTGGTCTCGGTCATTGGTCGGGTTCCTTGGCTTGGGGTTCAGCAGCCGCGCAGGCCAACGGCGCGGCGGCCAGGATGGCGGGGGCGGTCATGCCCGCCCGCGCGGGAAGGTCAGGCTGCATCGTCAATGTGCGGCAGGGCCGCGGCGCACGCCTCGATGTCCGCGAGCGCTTCGCGCCACGTGGTGAAATCCCAGGACCACCCGGCTTCGCCTGTCAGACGCACGGCTTCGGCGGCGGCCGGATGCTCCCAATCCACCGCGCCAGCAGCAACGGCCGCGCGCACGGCCGTAAGAATGGCGGGGGTCAGGTCGTCGGTGGCGTCGATCATGTCATGCACTCCCTTGTTGATGACGATAGTAAACCACGGCGGTTTGCGATCGTCAACACCGTTTCCGCACGCTCACGGTTTCGTGATAATGCGGTGATTGCAGGCCACGCCGCATGACCAAGCCCCCCACCTCGCCCCGTGGCGCCTCGGTCCACAAGATCGGCGAGCATCTGCGCGGCGCGCCCGCCGCACCGCGCAAGCAGCAGGTGCTGCCCGACGACTGCCCGGTGCAGCCGCTCGGCATCGACGGCAGCCGGTGCTGGTTTCTCGACGCATCCGGCCAGCTGATTTCCGCGACGCCGCAGCAGCTGGGGCGGCGCTGGTTGTCGCAGCTGTTCACCCCGCATGTCGGCTACATCGAAGTGCACTGGCCGCGCCGGAACGAGAAGGGCGAGGTCACCGGCATGCGGCCCGAAGCCTGCGCCGACGACCTGGTGCAGGCGTGCGGCCTGGAGGGCGTGTGGAGCCCCTACGCCAAGGTGCGCGGGCGCGGCGCCTGGCGCGGCGAGGACGACGACCTAGTGCTGCACTGTGGCGACGTGCTTTGGATCAAGGGCCAGGTGACCCGGCCGGGCGTGCGCAACTCCATCGTGTATCCCGTCCAGGCCGCGCGGCCTCGACCAGCCGACAAGCCCCAGCCCGGCGGCCCCGAAGGCCCAGGGCACGATCTGCACGCCATGCTGCGCACGTGGTCCTGGCAGCGCCCCGGGCTCGACGACCTGCTGCTGTTGGGCTGGATATGCGCGGGCATCCTGGGCGGCGCGCTGCACTGGCGCCCGGCGGCCTGGGTGACCGGCGATCGCGGAACCGGCAAGAGCACGCTGCAGGAGCTGATCCGCTACCTGCTGGTGGACGGCGAGGGGATCTATTCGGTTTCCGACACCACCGCCGCCGGCATTCGGTCGGCCGTCGGCTATGACAGCCTGCCCGTCGGCCTCGATGAATTGGAGGCCGAGGAAGACAACACGCGGGTCAACGCGGTTATCAGCCTTGCGCGGCAAGCATCCAGCGGTGGCGTTATTCTGCGCGGCAGTAGCGACCACGTGGGCGCAAACTTCATCGCCCGGTTTGCCACGCTCTATTCTTCCATCCTGGTGCCGCCGCTGCGCGCGCAGGACCGCAGCCGTATCGCGCTGCTGGGCCTGAAGCCGCTGCATGGCACCCGCCCGCCGCTGCTGCAGCCCTCGGCCCTGCGCGTGCTGGGCCAGCGCCTGCTGCGCCGCATGGCCGATCGGTGGGCAGACCTGCCCGGCGCCATGGAAACCTGGCGCGAGGCCTTGCTGGCCGCCGGCTACGACAGCCGCGGCTGCGACCAATTCGGCACGCTGCTGGCCTGCGCCGACCTGGCGTTGCACGACGAAGCGGTGGACGGCGATACGCTGGCCGCCATCGTGCGCCGCCTAGTGGACACCACCAGCGACGAGCGCGCCGACGAGCTGGCCGACTGGGCGCGATGCCTGGAACACCTGGTGACCAGCGCCGCGCCCACCGTGCCCGGCAAGCCGCCGCAGACCGTGGGCACGCTGATAGCCATGGCCGCCGCGCGCCGCGTGGTGCAGGACCCCGAGACAGGCGACAGCCGGCGGCCCGACCCATCCGTGCAGCAGGCCGCCGCCGACCAGCTGGCCGCCATAGGCGTGCGCGTGATGCCATCCAGCGAAGCCGGCGCGCGCGAGCTGCTGGCCGTGGCCAACAGCCACACCGGCCTCAACAGCCTGTTCGCCCGCACCCACTGGCAAGGCCGATCCGGCGCCAGCGGCACCTGGCGCCAGGCCCTGCTGCGCTGCCCCCAGGCCATCGGCAGCCCCACCGCGGTGAACTTCCGGGGCGTGAAGTGTCGCGCCGTGCTGGTGCCCCTGGCCCGCGTGCTGGGCGAATACGAAGCCGCCACCGCAGGAGCCCCGCCGGAATGAGTGATTGCACCCGCACCCGCGCCCGCGCTACTGTCTCGCCCGCTCGCACCCTCACCCCTCAGGGAGAGGATCAAACAGCGGCCGAGGGGATACTTCAGCGCCGGGCCATTACTTCGGCGATACTGAGAAACCCAACGAAATCAAGCGGAACGCGCCGGAACCTAACGGAACGCTGTAATCGTTCCGGGCAAGCCCTTGCACGCATTCACGAAAAGCCGAACGGAACGCTGGAACGCTGGCTCATGCGCGTATGCGCGCGGGCGCGGGCGCGGGGGTGCGCATTACGCGCGGGCGTGGGGCGTTCCAGCGTTCCAGTGCAGACATCTATTCATTCTTTCAATGGGATAGACGGAACGGAAGGCTGGAACGTTGCTGGAACGGCGCGGAACGCGCGTTCCGGCCAAGCCATTGATGTTGCGTCGGGCTGGCGGTTTTTGGGGCGTTTTGGGGCGCGCGCGGGCCTGACGGCGGGGCTGACGTGACGAAGACCGGCGCGCCCAAGAGCCCGCCAGTGCCGGGGCGGGTGCGCCAAGCGCAATACGAGGCGCGGCGGCGCGAACGGAAGGCAGCCGCTGACGCCGAGCTGGCGGCCCAGGCGCCGCAGCAGCCGGCGCTGTTCCAGGGCGACCAGCAGGCCGCGCCGGCGGCGGGCAGCGCGGGCGCCAGGTGGCGCGCCTACTGCGTCGAGCGGTTCGGGTCCACGCTGGTGGCGCAGCACCGCATGGCGGCCTGGGCGGCCTCGCAGTCATTGGGCGAGCTGGCGGCGGCGCTGGGCTGCGATCGGCTCACCGCCTGGCGCGAGCTGCGCGCGGTGCTGGCCGATGTGACGCCGTTCCTGCACGCCAAGGCGCCGGTGGACCCCGGTGAGACGCCGCCGGGTGCCATTCAGGTCATCATCGCGCCCGGCCTGGCGGCAGCGCTGGACGCCGAAGACGCGCGCACGATTACCGTCTCTGGCACCGTTTCCGGCACGCAGGTGGCACGCAATGAGCAATAGGCGGGCGCAGTCCAGCGAACCTGCGGCTTCCGGCTGGGCGCACACGTCCTTGGCCAGGACGTGCGAGGCCTTGCGGGCGCGCCGGCAGCAGCTGGGCATGAGCCAGGACGCCGTGGCCCACCGCATCGGCGTGGACTACCGGCTGTTCCAGCGCTGGGAATGCGGTCAGCGGGCACCTTCGCTGTTCCTGCTGGCCGCCTGGTGCCAGGCGCTGGGCTGCGCGCTGGTGGTCACGGTGCCATCCCCCCCCGGCCTCGCCGACCGGCCGGCACCGAGCCGGGGGGGGTCAAAAACCGCCGCATCGTCCCATCCCGGCTTCGTGCCCGAAATTTCCCGCGAGAGGCTGGCCGGATGACGGGCACGGAAATTCAAGACGCCGCCCAAGGGTTCGGGGTGCGGATCGAGGTCGATGGGCCGATGCTGGAACGCTACATCGTCTCGGCGGCGCCGGTCGTGATCATCCAGGGGCCCAACGGTTCCGGGAAATCGCGCGCGTCGATCTACAAGCTGCTGCTGAACGCGCTGCGCCAGAAGCCCGTGCCCGGCGAGAAGGTGGCCCGGCGCCGGACCTACATCGTGCGCAACACCTTCGACGAGCTGCAGCGCACCGTGATGCAGGACTGGCTGGAGATTTTCCCGGAAGACCGGTGGGGCAAGCTGCGCGGCCAGAAGCCGGCCACCCACATGATCCGCCAGGGCAACCTGGAATGGGAGGTGACATTCCTGGCGCTGGACGGCGAGGAAGACGCCAAGAAACTGCTTTCCGCCCAGCTGTCCGACGTGTGGTTCAACGAGCTGCGCGAGATCCCGCGCAAGCTGTTCACCGACGCTGTGGGGCGAACCGACCGCTACCCCAACGCGGTGGGCGACTGCTACCGCCCGCAGGGCATCGGCGACACCAACCCGGCGCCGGAAGACCACTGGATTAGCGTGATGTCCGGCCAGTGCCCGCCGCCCGAGGGCCTGGACGAGGAAGGCCGCCGCATGCTGGAGCGGCCCGAGCCGTGGGAATTCCTGGTCCAGCCGCCGGCGATGTTTGAGGAACGCGACGAGCGCGGCAAGGTGGTGGGGTATCGGCTGAACCCCGAGCGCGAGAACGCGCGGCACACCGGCGCCCGCTACTACAACAACCTGACCATCGGCGTGAGCCGCGCGGCCATCGCCGAGAAGGTGCTGAACCGGCCCGGGCTTTACCTGCCCGGCAAGCCCGTTTGGCCGGAATTCCAGCAGGAGCTGCACGTGGCGCCCCGCAAGCTGGCGCCGATCGACGGGCACCCGATCATGGTCGGGCTGGACTTCGGCCGCACGCCCGCGGCGGCCATTGGCCAATGCGTGCATGGGCGCTGGCGCATCCTGCGCGAGGTCGTGACGGAGAACATGGGCGCCAAGGAATTCGCCCGCGCGCTGAAGCGGGTGCTGGCGACGGAATACCCGGAACACGACTTCAGCCTATGGGGCGACCCGGCCGGCGGTGACCCGGGCCAAAGCGACGACAACACGCCGTTTCTGATGTTCGGCGCCGAGGGGCTGCGCGTGCTGCCCGCCCCGACCAACAGCTGGGCCATGCGGCGCGACGCGGTGCGCGAGCTGTTCCTGGGCATGATCGACGGCGCGCCGCGCATCGAGATTTCCCCCACCTGCGTGGTGCTGAAGGGCGCCTGCGCGGGCGGCTATGGCTACCGGCGCCTGCGCATCGGCGCCGGCGCCGACCACTACGCGCCGCAGCCCGACAAGCAAAGCCGCTACAGCCACGTGGCCGACGCGCTGCAATACCTGGTCATGGGCGGCGGCGAGGGTGCCGCGCTGCTCGGCCGCGTGAAGCCCGGCGCCGGCCGCATGACGGGCCAGGCGCGGCCAGTGACAGGTGCCCGCGTGCGGGGGGTGCGGCGGTGATCGTGCTCGATCTTTTTTCCGGCATCGGAGGGTTCAGCCTTGGGTTTGAAAGCTGCGGCATGCGCACGGCCGCCTTCTGCGAGCGCGACCCTTTCGCCGCCGGCGTGCTGCGCCACCATTGGCCGGATACGCCGATCTATGACGACGTGCGGCACGTCACCGCCCGACGCCTTGCCGACGACGGCATACCGCTGCCCGACCTCATTTGCGGTGGCTTCCCCTGCCAGCCTTTTTCCGTGGCCGGCAAGCGCAGCGGCACCAACGACGAGCGGCACCTATGGCCCGAATTCGCGCGCATCGTCGGCGAAACTCGACCTGCTTGGGTTGTCGCTGAGAACGTTCCTGGCATCCGCAGTCTTGCGGCAGACGGAGTCTGCGCTGACCTGGAAGCGCTTGGTTACGCCTGCTGGCCGGTGGTGGTGGGTGCTGGCCATGCCGGCGCGCCCCACCGGCGCGCCCGGGTTTGGTTTGTGGCCTACGCCGACCGCATCGGCAAGCGCACCAGCGGCGTGGAAGGACGGGGTGCCGTGGTGGAAGCAGTCGCGGGCGGCGCGCGGTTTGGCTGCTGCGGTAATGTGGCCGACGCCCACACGGGACGCCGCGACCAACCGAACAAAGCCCTACGCGCAGGGCGGCACGTCGCTGGCGCTGGCGGTGCAGACGTGGGCTACACCGACGGCGCGCGATTGGCGCACAGCAGCGCCCGCCGACTACAACCGCAACAACCCATGCCTACCAGCCCAAGCTGGCGGGGCGCTGAACCCGGTTTTTGTGGAATGGTTGATGGGCTTCCCGCCGGATTGGACCAACACCAATGGGCCGCCGAATGGGAAGGCGTGCCCCGTGTCGCCCGCGGCGTGCCCAAGCGCGTTGACCGCTTGCGATGCCTCGGCAACGCCGTTGTGCCCCAGGTCGTCGCCATGATCGGCGCGTGGATCATGCAGCAGGAAGACGCCGCATGATCCCCCAGTGGCACGTGGCGTTCAGCGACGCACCCGGCGCGCCGTGGTGGGTTCGGCTGACCTGCCCGCGCGGGTTCCGGCACGTGTGGGCGTTCGGCTACGACACCGAGGCCGACGTGTGGTTGCTGGTCGAACCGACCTGGACGCACCAGCTGGTGCGCACCGTGCCCGCCGCCTGGGTCAACGATTGGCTTTCGCAGGGCGGCAAGGCGCTGACCATTCAGCGCGTGGCCGCCGCCGCCGAGGGGCCGCGCCGGCCGCGCCTGGTGGTGACCTGCGCCGGCAGCATCGGCATTCTGCTGGGCCTGCCCGTGTGTCCGTGGCGCCCGGCCAGCCTGTATCGGACCTTGCGCGCCCGTGGTGCCGTGGAGGTGCGTTGATGGGCAAACTGTTTTCGCCTCCGAAGGCTCGGCCGGACCCGGCCCTTGAGGCCGCACGCCTGAAGGCCGATGCCGACGCCCGCGCGGAAGCCGCCCGGCTGAAGGCCATCGAGGAAGACGAAGCCCGCGCGCGCGCCCTGGGCCAGCGCGGCCGTGGCGCCCTGCTGAGCGGCGCCGGCGAATTGGGCTTTCCCGGCAGCTCCGTGCTGGGCGGCGTGTGATGAACCGCAGCGCCAAGCGCTACTGGATCGTGCCGGCGCCGGCTTCGCGCGACGTGAGGGCTGCTATTGCCACGACCATCGGTAAGCTGCGCCGCGGCGACGTGCGCGCCCTGGCCGTGGTGCTGGTGACGCCGCAGGGCATGGTGCACACAATGCACGCGGGCGGGCGCGACGGGCATTTCCACCACCTGCAAAGCGGCGCCAAGACCCTGGCCGACCGTATCGCGCGCGATAACGAATGACCCTTCCCCAGCCTGCCCAGGACTTCATGAAGCGCTACCAGCGCAACCTGGCGCTGCGCGACGGCGTGCGCGCCGTGCTGGACGAATGCTACGAATTCACCCAGCCGCTGCTGGAACGCAGCACGCAAAGCCGCGAAAACCAGGAGCTCGACACCTCGCGCCTGTTCAACGGCGTGGCCGGCGAGGAGCTGCAGGGCTTTGCCTCGCAGATCATCGAAGACCTGTGGCCCAGCAACGCGCGCCCGTTCGACCTGGAAGCCGGCCCGGACGTGCCGCCCGACCAGACCACCGAAATGAACCGCCGCCTGGGCGACTTGGCCGACGACATCATCAGCACCGCCAACAACAGCGACTTCCGCAGCATCGCGGTTGAGGCGGCGCAGGACTTCGGCATCGGCACCGGCTGCTTCCTGGTGGAGGAAGGCGACGCCGAAACGCCGCTGCTGCACACCCACGTGCCGCTGACCGAGGCTATTTTCAGCATCGGGCCGCGCGGCCAGATCGATGGCATGTTCCGCTGCCTGAAGCGCCAAGTGGGCGACGTGCCCGGCGAATTCCCCGACGCCACCCTGCCCGACGCGCTGCGCCAGGCGATCGCGCAGAACCCCGACGCAGCGGCCGAAATCATCGAAGGCACCTGGCGCGACTGGACCACCCGCGGCACCGAAACCTGGCGCTACATGTGCGTGCTGAAAACGCCCCAGGAAACCGTGCTGAAGGAAGGCCAGTGGACGGGCAGCGGGTCGTGCCCGTTCATCGCGTTCAGCTTCACCCGGCGCGGGCGCGAATGCATCGGCCGCGGGCCTATCCAGCGGCTGCTGCCCGACATCAAGACGCTGAACAAGCTTTCCGAACTGGTGCTGGAAAACGCCGACCTGGCCGTGGGCGGCATGTGGCAGTACGACGACGACGGCGTGATCAACCCCGACACCATCCGCCTGCAGTCGGGCACCCTCATTCCCCGCGCCGCCGGTTCGCGCGGGCTGGAACCGCTGCAAAGCCCGGCCCGGTTCGACGTTTCGCAGCTGGTGGTGCGCGACCTGGAAACGAAAATCCGCAACGGGCTGTATGCCGCCGACCTGGGGCCGACCAACCAAACGCCCCGCAGCGCCACCGAGGTCATGCAGCGCACGGTGGACCGCGCGCGGCGCATGGCCGGGCCGGCCGGCCGGCTGCTGGTGGAACTGCTGTTCCCCTATGTGCGGCGCGTGGCCTGGATACGCCAGCGGCAGCTGGGCGTGCAGCTGCCCATGTTCGACGGCCGCGCCGTGCGCATTCTGCCGCGCGGCCCGCTGACCCGCGCGCAGGCCCAGGACGAAGTGCTGCGCTTCGCCAACTTCAACCAGGTCATGCAGCAGACCTTCGGCCCGCAGGCCACGGCGCTGAGCATCAACGGCGACGAGGCCGCGCCATGGCTTGCCGGCAAGATCGGCGTGGCGCCCAAGCTTATCCGCGACCAGGCCGAGAAGAAGGCGCTGGCGGAAAGCATCGCGGCGCTGGCGCAGCAGGCCCAGGGCGCCGGCATGGACGTGGGCGGCATGATGCGATGACCCCGCCCTGGATCATGCCGGCCGGCGTGCGCAAGGCAACCGGCCCGTGACGCGCGCCGCGCCGCCCCGCTTCAGCCCGTACGACGGGTTGGCCCGCAGCCAGGACGAGGACGACCGGCTGAACAACCTGGCGCTGGCCGTGCTGGGCCAAGGCACTGGCCAGCAGCTGCTGGACTATCTGCGCAGCATCACCGCCGGGCTGGCGCTTGGCCCTAAATCGACCGACGCCGAACTGCGCCACCTGGAAGGCCAGCGCGCGCTGGTCGCCAACCTCATGCAAAGGATCGAGCATGCCCGAAGCCGCCACGCCACCGCCCGCGCCGAGCGCCGCCCCTGACGCCGCAGCCAAACCATCCGCTGCCGCCCCGCCCGCCGGCGCTGCCGCCGCGAGTGCAGCGCCGCCCCCTTCGCGCCCCGAATATCTGCCGGAAACCTTTTGGGACGCGCAGACCGGCACGCCGAAGGTCGAAGCGCTGGCCAAGGCCCATGCCGAGCTTGGCCAGCGTTTCGCCAAGGGCAAGGACGGCATTGCCGAGGAACTGCGCGCCGAGATCACCGCCGATTTGCGCAAGGGCGTGCCCGAAACGCCCGACGCCTATGCCGTGGCGCCGCCGGCCGAGGGCGTGCCCAACCACCTGGTGCTGCTGACCGAACAGCCCGGCGCCGACTTCGTGCCCGAGGAAGGCAAGGCATACTTCCTGCTGGACCCGAACAGCCCGCTGCTGGGCTGGTGGAAGCAGGTGGCGCACGAAGCCGGCCTGAGTCAGGAAAAATTCAGCGCCGGCCTGGCGCAGTTTGCCGCCGCCCAGGCGCAGCCCACGCCGACCAAGGCCGAACGGGCCGAGGCCGCCAGCCGCTTCTACGCCAGCCTGGGCGACAACGGGCAGAAGCGCGTGGCGCACCTGGCCGGCCAGCTGAAGGGCATGGTGGGCGCCGAGCGCATGCCGGTGCTGGACGCCTTCGTGGAATGGGGCGGCAAGGCCGCGGTGGAAACGCTGGAAGCGCTGGCCGAACGCGCCGGCGGCCCGCGCTTCGCGCCCGGCGGCAGCGCGCAAAACGACCCGCGCTACTACCGCGACGTCGACCAGGCTTTCGTGCAGCAGGTGCAAGACGGCTTCGCCAAACTTTACCCAGGCCGCCGCCGCACCGCCTGAGGCGCACCGCCTGAGGCGCACCGCCGGAGACGCCCCCCTGACGTGTCCGTGGCGGGACGTAACGCGCCCCGCCATTTTTGCCGCCGATCGAATGGCTTCGGCCTGACGGTCGCGCGGCCCGACCCGCAAGGACACTCGGCAGCCCACGCGCCCGCGGACACCCGAACCAAACGGCATGCAACCGTTTCAAGGGGTTTCCCATGGCTCACGATATTTCGGACGCCTTCGTCAAGCAGTTTGAGAAGGACGTCCACCTGGCCTATCAGCGCCAGGGCAGCACGCTGCGCAACACCGCGCGCACCCGCAACGGCGTGATCGGCAACACCACCACCTTCCAGAAGCTGGGCACCGCCGAGGCCACGCAGAAGTCGCGCCACGGCGCCGTCACGCCGATGAACCCGGACCACACCAGCGTGGAATGCACGCTGAACGACTGGTACGCCGGCGACTGGGTGGACAGGCTGGACGAGGAAAAGATCGCGCACGACGAGCGCATGATCCTGGCGCAGACCGGCGCCTGGGCGCTGGGCCGCAAGACCGATGACCAGATCATCGTCGAGCTGGATGCCGCCGAAACCGGCATCGCCGTGAACAAAAGCGCGTTCACCATTTCCACCCTGACCGCCTGGGTAGCCGCGCTGGGCGCCCGCAACGTGCCCATGCAGGACAACATGGTGTTCGGCCTGGTCAGCTGGGATCTCTGGTCCTTGTTCATGACCTTCGCGCAGTTCGCCAGCAGCGACTTCAACGGCGAAGACCTGCCGTTCAAGACCGCCATGGGCGATGCGCGCCGCTGGGCCGGCTGCGTGTGGATGCCGCACAGCGGCCTGACCGGCGGCAGCGGCGCCCGCCAGTGCCACGTGTTCCACAAAAGCGCCATCGGCCACGCCATCGGCCACGACGTGACCACGGACATCACCTGGCACGGCGACCGCGCCGCGTATTTCGTCAACAACTACATGTCGATGGGCGCCAAGCTGATCGACGCGAACGGCGTGGTCACCCGCGTCATCAACGAAGGAGCCTGAACCATGCCGTTCATCCTCAAGAACCTGATGAAGATCGGCGACGGCGCGCCGTTGGCCGACGGCGCCAGCCCCAAGTCGTTCTGGCACTACGCCAGCGCCGACGCCATGACGGTGATCGACGCCACCGACTATTTCCTGCCCGCCATCAACCTGCTGAAGGTGCACGACATGCTGTGGATCACGGCCGCCACCGGCGGCACGCCCCTGCATTACTTCAGCTATGTCAACGCCAACAACGGCACCACCATTGACATCACCGACGGCCTGCAGATCACCGCCACCGACACCCGTTGAGCCTTGCCCACCCCGCGCGGCGCCCGCCGCGCGGGGCCTTCCCCTGCCAGCAGGAAACCCCATGGCCGCCACCCGCACCAACCTGATCACCCTCAGCATGGCCGGCACGTCCGGCCTGTTCCACCACGCCACCGAGGCCACCCTGGCCGAGGTCCTGGCGCCCGGCTATTTCGAGCTGACCGCCACCATGCTGCGCGTCAACGACGTGATCCTGGTGTGCGGCACGCACCTTCCCGCCGTGCCGCTGCGCGTGGCGCTGGTGGAAGCCAACACCAAGCGCGTGACCGTGGAAACCAGCTGGACCCCGCCCGCCGCCGCCCCGCTGGCCCGCGCGGCCTGATCCGCGCCGCACCATGCCCGAGACGAAATTCGACATCGCTTCGCGGGCATTGGTGCGGGCCGGCGGTTCGCCGATCACGGCGTTCGACACCAGCAGCGCCGAGGCTATCGCCGCCGGGCGCGACTATGAGCCGACCGTGACCGCGCGGCTTTCCGGGCACCGCTGGCGCTTCGCCACCGCGCAAGCCGCGCTGAACCGCCTGACCGACACGCCCGAAGGCACGCAATGGGCCTACGCCTACCAGGAACCGGCCGACATGCTGCTGCTGCACGGCATCACGCAGCACGGCGCGCTGATCGAATACGACCGCTTCGGCGACAAGATTTTCAGCAACGCGCTGGACGACCTGGTGGCCGACTACACGTTCCGCGCCGATGAAAGCCGCTTCCCGGCCTACTTCGCCAACGCGCTGACCGCCGAACTGGCGCACGGCTTCGCGCTGAACCTGGCGCGCAACATGGAGCTGGCCAGCCGCCTGGAAGCCCAGGTGGACCGCGAATGGCAGCGCGCCCGCACCGCCGACAGCCAGCAGCAAACCGCTCGCCGCATTC